TGTTCAAGTATCATTTTAACTATTTTCTCTTCCATTTTCTTTTAACCATAAATCAATTACTAACTTAGACTTTTTTAAGTCGCTTTCAAACTCTCCTTTTTTGTTTGCTCTTTCTAATCTTTTTACAATATCAAATAGATAACTATTCCAACCTCGCTCCTCAGCTACTTTGTAAAGAGTGCCATTTGAATTGTCATAATGTTTTGGTGCTTCCATACTCAAATATAATAATTTTATTTTAAACTTTATCATCTTTTAAAAAAATATGTTCGCATCCATATTTTAACACCTCTTTTGCTCTATAAACTTGTAAAGGTTTTATTGTATCTGTCTTCTCTTTGCACTCAATAAACAAAGGTTTCTCATTTTCTTTTAAGCATAACAAATCTGCTATGCCTTGTTTATTTGTTCTAGTCAAATTAATAACGTAATAACCTTTACTTTCGTATTCTTTAATTACTTTCGTTTGAAATTTTGACATTATAATCTTTTTTAAATTGGTTAACTGTGTACGTTTTCTTTTTACTTACTGCATCATATACTTTCTTTTCAATTCCACCGAATCCAAATATAAAAAATATATTGTTTTCCTTTCTATCTTTTGTTGTTAATCTATCTAATGACTGAATAAATTTAGATCCACTAAAACCAAAATTCAAATAGATAAGACTTTCAGCTTTAGAAAGGTTGATGCCCTCTGCTCCTGAATATTGTTGTAGTGCTATTGATTTGTTAGTTGTGTTGAATTCTTCTAGGTCATCTGTAATTTCATCTTTAAATATTTCTTTAATCATTTTACATTCTTCTTTGAAGTAGTAGAATATAGCTATCTTTTTATTTTCAAAACGTTCTTTTATGAATACTGCTTTAGAGAAATCAGTAACCATTGACTTACCACTTTCAAACTTTATAGTTCCTGAATATAATTGATGTAGTTTAGACTGTAATTTTACTGCCGTATCTGCTAGTATTGTTTGTTCCTTACCCTCAAAAACTAAATCCTTTTTTAGCCTATTAACTATCTTAGATGTTTGTGGGTGCATCTCGCAGTAAAGTATATTTTCATTTACCTTAGAATGAAATCCAGCATCTTCTTGGGTAAACTTGTGAATGTAAGGTTGTATCACTTCATTAATTAATTCATCCTTTGCTTTTGTGTAATCTTTAATAACTCCATAACCTAAATGCTTTTGCTCTACATTAACAAAATGATTTGCCCACTTATAAAAGTTTGTGTATTGTTTGAATGGTGAGTACCACGACATCCAAAATTGATGAAACCATTGAGAGCCACTTTCACTAGCTGGTGTACCTGAAAGCATAATCATAGGTAAATAAGAAAATCTTAACTTAATTTCTTTAGTTCTTTTAGATGGTTTAGGAAATGCACTATTAACATGATTCTCATCTAATACTATACAATCAAACTTACCCTCTATTTTATGTAAACTTTCATAATTAATTACTGTTAATTCAAAGAAAGAATTAAAAAGAAAATCTTTGTAATCTTCTATTATTGATTGAATTGCTTTCTTCTTAGTAAGGAATAGAACGTTTTTGAAATTAGATAGTCTTATCGTTTCTAAAGCAGTAGCAGTTTTACCAGTTCTAACTGAGTGCTGAATATAAACTATATTCTTTTCCTTTAATATGTCGTAACACTCTAAAGCGTTTTTTGTTTGGTATTCTCTTAATTCTTTAAACATTACCATCTAATTTTTTAATTATTCTTATAACCTGTTGTCTTGACAAACCTAACATTTCAGCAACCTTACTCCTATTAAAGTCTTTATCTTTTTGATAGATAAGTTTTATTTTATCTAAAGTTGTTTCAGCTTTCTTAGTTGTATTTTTTAGCTCTTGTGTTTCGTTTGATTCATACTTTATCTTCTTAGCAGTATTCACAAAATACTCACTTAACTTTTCAGCTTTTAAAATAGATTCTTTAGATATTTCTAATAAAAATTTATCTTCATCAAAGAAACAATCAAATGCATGAATAAGTAAAGCAAATCTAGGAATGTATGATTTTTGTTTAGGGTACATTGATTTTAAATATTCATTTTCATCTTCATTATTTTGAATAGATGTAATCTTATTAAATATTCTTTTCCATTCCACCTTAGCATCACTTGAAAACTTTAAAGTAATAGGTTCTATCTCTCCGTTTTCATCACGTTTAGTATTCTTTTTAAACGTTTCATACATTTTAATTATACTTTCCCCATACCATTTGATAGTACCATAGTCTAATTCATTTTCGTTGTACTCTTCAATCTTAGCATCTGGAAAACTTAGTAACATTCTATCTAAGAAACCATTATCTTTAGTTTCTTCTGTTGACATATTATTTAAAATTGATGGTTGTATACCTCCAAGTACTGGAATAAAAGGTTTTTCAACGAATGAAGATGTAGCAGTTTTTCTATCCATTGTTACAGATTTTCCACTCCAACAACTTAACCAAAACTCTAAATCAGAACCAGCTCTATATTTATTCATGTCTTTTAACCATCCAGCTAACTCATCTTTAAATACTCCTACTGAATTATCACTTTCTTGGTGCATTTCGACTAATGCTTCTAAAGTAATATCATTAGCTATAAATTGAGATTTTTTAGGTTTAACAGTTTCAGGATATTCTTCTTTATCTTTTTTAGATAGTGATTGGTAATGATTGTACTTTTCACTTTCTTGTATGAATCTTTTTATCTCTTTTGAGTTAGATTTAAGTAATGGAAATATAACATTATTTATAGATGGTGTTTTACCTAAACCTGCTTTCCCAACCGTTGCAATCCAAACTACACCGTTTTCATTCCATCCTCTTTTAACCTCTACTTGTAAGGAGTTACCAATACATACACTAATTAACCAAATTAAAGATACACCCATAAACTCTACATTAGAATCTAATTTATTAGAGCATTCATTAAGATAGTATTGTATATCAGTTGGAAATATATCTAATGGAAATACTGCTTTATCTAACTGTACTACTTCTTTAGGTATGTCTTGTTTTAGTTCTTCTATTTTAGATTTTAATCTACTTCCAAAACCTTGTTCGTATAAATCTTTAGTTGCCTCTTTAAAGTCTCCGTTGTGATACTTATAAGCATAAGCAGTAAAAGGACTTATCAACTTTTCATTAGGGTATATTGTACCAGTAGTAAATAGAAATAAGCAGTTAGAATCTTTAAAAATATAACCTGAATGAGGAGAAGTAGAACCATGTCTTTTTACTAGAATATGTTTATTTTTAACTCCTCTAGTAGGTATTGTAAATTCATCACTAATAACATTCCATACATCATTCTTATCATTAAAGTCATCCCATGGCGTTAAATCAGTTTCTTCGTATACTTTCTTTTCTTTTTTAGGTGCTTCTGGTTGCTCTTCAATATGATTATAAGACTTTGATATTTGCCATAGTATATCTCTATCGTTATCAGTAATAAAATCTATTTCAAAATAAGACTTCTGAGCATACTTTTTGTCAGGATATACAAATACATAACCACCATTACCTCTAGTTTCTATAATAGCCTCTTTATGCCCTTTTAAAGATGCTACCTTAGTGTTACCTTGTACACGTTTAGACTTGTAAAGTATATGAAAACCACCTGACTTTGTTTTATAAACTGCGAACTTATCTTCGAAATCTAATATATTATCTTTTAAAGTGTTATAATATTCATTCCAAAAATCGTCTTTTTCTTGTTGTGTAGAGAATACTTTAGTATCTACATCAATAACTTCTAGATGTTCAAATCCAGTAACTATTCCAATACCTTTAGTATTGTTAGTTTTTAAATGTTTAATAAAACTATCATTTGATAATTTAGTTGTTTGTTGTTCTTTCCAAGGAAAGTTAGGTTGTTTATTATCTCCGATAGTTATAACCGAAAAGAAATCTAAAAACCTTAATGCTTTGTTTTCATCCATTTTTATTTATTTTTTAACGTAAAAAGGGTTTCAAACTTTCGGAGGGACGTTCCTACTAATTCAAAACCCTTTTAGAATAATTTCTTTAAATGTGCGTCCCTTCACGAGTGCAAATATACAAAACTTTTATATAAAAACAAACTATTTTAATAAATTATTTTACTGTAACATTACTGTAACATAGTGTAACGTTTAAGTGGACACCTATAATTAATTGAAAGTCAGATAATTACTAAAATCTCACTTACTTTAAGATGTTACACCCTAAACGACTGATTGACAATAAGTTAAAAGAATTTTACTGTAACATGTTACACCTAAACAGATTTTTTTTAAATTTTTTATTTTATTTTTATAATACTACTGTAACATCTAAATGTTACACCTAGCTTAAAGCCTTATAAACATTGACTTTTTACTGTAACATCAAAAAAAATGTTACACATAAACGACAAAAAAATAAAAATAATTTTAAAAAGTGTTGTCATTCAATATATTTATATTATATTTGCAGAAACAATTAAACAAACTAAAAACAATTATTATGAAACATTTATTTAAAGCATTAGCAGACTTCCAGCAAGAAGTACCAGTAATTCATAAAGGTACTCAGGGCTATGGATATAGTTATAGTGATTTACCAGCTATATTTTCAGTAATTAATCCACTTTTAAAAAAGCATGGTTTAGGTTTTAGTCAACCTATAATGGGAGATACTATTAAGACTATTGTATTCCATATTGAAAGTGGAGAGGTATTAGAAAGTTTAACGGAAATACCAAAAGATGTAACTTTAAAAGGAATGAATGATTTTCAGGTGTTAGGTTCTGCAATTACTTACATTAGAAGATACGCTTTAAGTAGTATTTTAGGTCTTGTAACAGATAAAGATACAGACGCTGGAGGTCAACAACAATGTAGACCAATTGTAGCACCTAGGGCAAAAGATACTTTAACTAAAGAAAGGTTCGAGAAAGCACTAGAAACTATTAAAGCTGGTAAGTATTCAGTTGAAAAGTTGAAAGCAGAATATCAATTAACAGAATTACAAAACAAAGCATTATTATTATTATGAGAAAAGTATTATTAGTAT